CAATTTGACGTTGTTGGCGCCCTGGACTCTCAGCGTGGTGGTCGTCGACATGGCGGCCTAATTGATGAGGTGCGTGACCATGATGAAACTCCTATCAATGAAGTTGTTCTTCCTCTAATGAACGTTTCGCGCCGACTGCCCGATAACACAGTAAATGAAAAAGAGCCAAATCAGCAGCGAATATTCATGACATCTGCGGGCGTAAAAACATCGTTCGCATATGACCTTTTAATTGACGACTTTATTGACTCAATCATTCACCCAAAATCAACTTTTGTTTTTGGTTGTGATTATCGTGTTCCAGTTATTCATGGCCTACTTGACAAAACCTATATCAACAAACTTAAAACATCTTCTTCCTTTAAAGAAGAATCTTTTGCCCGAGAGTATGCATCACTTTGGTCAGGTTCTTCAGAAGAAGCATGGTTTAATTTTGATAAATTAACCAAATATAGAAAGATAAAAAACCCAGAAACGTCCGCAAAATTTAGAGCTAACTCTAACCAGTTCTACTTATTATCAGTAGACGTTGGTAGATTGAATGACCAAACTGTCTGTTGTGTTTTTAGAGTTAACGTATCTGGCGAGGGCAAATATTTTGCTACTCTTGTAAACCTATACGTCCTAGGCCGTCAGGCTGAGACAAAAACTTTTAATCGACAAGCAATCGAACTCAAACGCATCATCAAAAAATTCAATCCTCTAGAAGTTGTTATCGATACCAACGGTCTAGGTATTGGTTTTGCTGATGAAATGATTCGTGAACAAGTCGATGAATTCGGAAACATTTACGAGCCTCTAGGTTTCAAAAATGATGACGAATTCCTAAAAGTTCAACCAAAAGATGCAATGTGCATCCTGTATGGTATCAAAGCCAATGGACCTCTTAACTCCAAAATCCACGGTAATGCTTACACCCGCATAAATGGCGGCCTTGTTCGCTTCCTCATAAAAGAACAAGAAGCAAAGAATGCTCTATTATCTACCAAGGTCGGTCAGAAAATGACGGTCAAGCAACGCGTACAGCGTCTAATGCCGCATGAAATGACCACAAAACTTTTTGAAGAAATGGCTAACCTAAGACTACGCCGCACCGGTGTTTCTCTTGATATTGTCCTCGAACAAATTAATCCACGTTATCCAAAAGATAAATATTCAGCATTTGCTTATGGATTATGGCGTATTAAGGAACTCGAAGAAGAACAAAACAAGAGACGGCGCCGTCGTGGTATGTTCGACAAACGTTAGCTAGTTTTCTGTACTGGAGGAGTCTAAGATATGAGCGATACTAATAACATGGAACGACTTCATAACTTTGACCTCGCTTCTTTCCGGAAAGCTCAGGATGCTATGATTGCGACCAGCGCTAACTCCTATGGTAGTTATCGTGGTCACGAATATCGCGATAGAGTCCGAGACTACACAGAAGAAGAAGTAAAGAAAATAATTGAGAGTGGTTCGCTGTTTGCGCAGCAAGCTTTATCTCGTAATTATTTCAAAAAAGATGGTTTTTATAAATAGTTGATTCTACATTATGCAACCTTGCTAAAATACATTGGAATTTTAATTCCTAATCCAACACCGGGTAAGAGTCTCTCCACATCTCATATCTCAAAAAGATATTTTCAAGCGTTGGATTTTGTAGATAAGATGAATTTACAAACTGTCTTAGTTGATTGGGCTTAGAAGATATTGGTTAATGGATGTTACTATGGCATCTTGGTCAATAATGATAAGCTGAACTTCTGCGTCTTAGACTTGCCCGTCGCTTACTGTACAACCAGATTTAAAGATTATGCTGGCAATGATATTATTGAATTTGATGTTTCTTATTTCAATAGTTTAGACAAAGACTCGAAGAAAGCAGCGCTAGCTGCTTATCCCGACTTTATTGTCAAAGCCTATCGCCGCTGGAATGTTGGCAAGTTGAAATCAAAATGGGTGGTTATTCCTTCTGATATTGGAATTTGCTTCCCTATGTTTGATGGTTGCCCATTCTTCATTCATGTTATTCCTTCTATAATTAAATATGGTGAAACAGTAGAAACTGAGCAGGAAAGAGACAAAGAGGAAATCAGAAAAGTTATAGTTCAAAAGATACCTCATTTAACTGATGGCCGCTTGCTATTTGAACCAGATGAGGCTGTTGAAATTCACAATGGCGCAGTTGGTATGGTAAGAAATAATAAGAATACCAGTGTGTTAACTACTTATGCTGATGTGGATGCAATAGTGTCTAAAGCTTCTTCAGAAAATAGTGGCACTGTGTTAGAAAAAATGCAACAAAACATTTACAGTTAGGCTGGAATCAGCAGCGAGATATTCGCAGCTACGGGCGGCAACACGACCGAAACGTCATTGAACTTCGACACTGCTGTAATGATGAATTTGGCAAATAAGTTTGCTAAGTTTGTAACTAATATAGTAAATGTTGAGTTTGCGAACTCTAATATCAATTTCAAATATACCATCTTACCAATTACCCACCATAATGAAACCAAGTATATTGATAATAGCTATAAGTTAGCAACTGCTGGCTATAGTTTAATTGTCCCAGCTCTCGCGCAAGGGCTTACTCAGCGCGACTTGGTAAATGTTAAGGATTTGGAGAATGATGTTTTGAAGTTAACCGAGAAACTAATTCCTCCTATTACTGCTTTTACACAAGATGGTGAAAGTGGAGGTAATGGGCGCCCCACCAAAGAAACTGGTGAGAAAAAGGATAAGACCCTTGAGAACGAAAAGTCTATAGAAAAGTCAAAAACGCAAGGAGGCTCTGAATAATGTTTGATGAAAACATTGGTTTAGAATTTCCCGTAACTGTTTATGGCAATTTAGAAAAATATAATGAGACCATTTCTAAAGGACGTTGCCGCATTTTTTATAAGTACGGCAACCGAAATGGTACTTATATAACCGATGAGTTTGCAGAAAAATTGCTTTCAACCGTTCCTTATGCGCCCGTTAAGGGTATTTATGAGGGAGATGAGGGTGATTACACCGACCATGGTAAAGCTCGCAGTCAAGGTAGAATTTATGGTATTGTTCCAGAAAATCCTAACCTCAGCTGGGAGGACCATGAAGATGAAGATGGCGTTGTAAGAACTTATGCTTGCGTCGACGTTTTGATTTTCACTGGTTTATATACCGAGGCTAATGCAATCGTTGGCAAATCTCAATCTATGGAAATTTATCCTCCATCTATTAAGGGTGCTTGGAAAATTATCAATGGTAAAAAATATTATGTTTTTGAGGAAGGTCATTTTTTAGGACTTTAGGTTCTGGGTGATGCAGTTGAACCTTGCTTTGAAGGCGCTGCTTTCTTCGCCTTGTATCAAGACCTAAAGAGAATGGTTGACCAAATTCAAGAATACAATCTAAATGGACATAACGGAGGGAATACTAAGATGCTTAATTATAAGTTATCTGATAACGCCAAGTTTAATGCTCTGTGGAGTCTGCTAAACGTCAACTACACTGAAGCTAATAATTGGCTGATTGAATATGATATTTGCGAAATCTATGATGACTATGCAGTCGTGAGAAATTATTCCGAAGGTTGCTTCGAGAGAGTTTATTACACTAAGAACGACGAAACTGATTCAGTAGAGTTGGGAGAGCGCGTTCGCTGCTACATTATGGATGTAAGCGAAGCTGAAAAGAATGCTCTAGATGCTCTTCATGCTATGAACGAAGGCACCTACGAGAAGGTAGATGAAAACTACCAGGCCGCTAAGGATGCTGCTGAAACTGCCGCTAATGACTTGGCTGCTAAGGTTGAAGAGTACAACGTCCTATCTGGAACTGTTGAAACTCTAACAACTGAAAAATCAAATTTTGAAACCAAAATTGGAGAGTTGGAAGAAAGCATCTCCACTTTAACTACAGAGAGAAATGATGCGCAGACTCAGCTAGATGCTGCTAATAACACTATTACCACTCTGACTGAGGAAAATGCTTCTTTGAATTCTTTCAAAACAGAGATTGAAAAAGAGCAAAAGCAGGCTGTCATTAGTAAGTATAGTGAACTGTTGGATGAAGATGTGTTGAACACTTATTCTGAAAATCTAGACAACTACACCGCTAAGGACTTGGATAAGGAACTGGCTTATGAGCTTGTTACTGCAAATCAATCTGTATTTACTAATGGCAGCAAGGGCCAGGCATACATTCCTAAGGAAGAGCCTGCCATGAGCGGCCTAGAAGAAATTCTATCTAAGTATAAGAAGAACTAATTGGAGGTTTTACAATGGCTCTAAAGAGATTTATTATCGATGGATTCGGCCAGCTGGAATTGAACCAGGTTGCCTTCCCTCGTGATGGTCGTATCGAAGCACAGTGTGCTTTGGGCGAAGATTTCGCAGAAGTACCCGCTGAGAACGGTATGCTTCTAGCTGTTGACAATATCAATCGTATTGTCAAGTTCCCTGTTGCCGGTGAAAAGTTCCCTATTGCTTTGAACTACAGCACCGAGCATATGTATGATGAAAGATACCAGTCTTTGAAGAACTTCAACATCAAGAAGGACGAAAAGTTTGGTTATTTCTATCCCCGTATGGGTTATCTATCTGTACAGGATAAGTTCACCACCAACTGCCTATGCTTCGACACCGACGAGTTCGCTGATGAAGAGGCACTGATGGAAGCTTATAAGCCTGAGAATTTGAAGGCTGCTCCTCTGTATGGTGGTATCTCCGAAATGGGCGCTATCAAGGTTTCTAAGACTGCTCCTACTGAGGGTCCTGTTCTGATGGCTGCTCTAGGCACTGGCGCCGGCTCTATGCCTGATGGTCAGTTCGCTATCAAGTTCCATGTTGTTGCAGACTAATCAAGGAGGTATTGTGTAATGGCTACTATTAAAGAACTAAAAGAGTTGGCTCTGCACGCTGTCCGTGGTACTGCTCCTGCTAACTACACTGCTGAGACCGTTGATGAGGCTCTGCGCGGCGAACTAGCTGCTATGTGTGATTCCATCAACAACTTCCAGCGCAATAAATATGATATTTTTGAAATTTTGATTACCGCTGCTGATGAAGTCGTTCCTAAGAAGGCTTTTGAGGTTATGGGTATGTTTGCTGAGATCAAGAACGTTCCTCAGGGTCAGAAGGCTCTGTTCCGTGTAAAGGGTCTAGGCAAGGACCGTGCAAAGAAGTTCCTAACTCGCGTTGGTCTATCTGGTCTTTACGAGACCTTCCGTCTAGATAACGAGACCTTCGAACTAGGCGCATACGCAATTGGTGGAGCTGCTAGAATTGACTTCGAGCGTTTCCTAGATGGCGCTGATAACATGGCTGACCTGATGGAAATCGTTACCGAAGGTTTGACCGACGCTGTATTCGGTGAAGTTCAGAAGGCTTTGATTGCTGCTAAGGATGCTGTTGGTCGTCCTGATGCTAACAAGGTTATTTCCGATAAATTCGAGAGCGACAAGATGTTCAAGCTGGTAAGTGTAGTTAAGGCTTACGGTGGTGCTGCTGTTATCTTCGCTCCTCCTGAGTTCGTTGGTGAAATGGGTCCCGATGCTATAGTTCCTGTTAGTGTTGCTGGCCAGCAGGCTGTTTACCATCCTAACGACATTGAGGCTATCTATAGAACTGGTTATGTGAATGTCTTCCGTGGCACTCCTATCGTTCAGATTCCTCAGTCCTTCATTGACCAGAAGAACGACAGAACTTGGATTAATCCTCAGTTTGCTTACGTTCTACCTGCTGGTAAAGAGAAGGTTGTTAAGATTGTCTTCGAAGGCGCTACTCAGATGTGGGATTTCATCAACCGTGACCAGTCTATCGAAATCCACACCTACAAGAAGATGGGTGCTGCTATCATGACCCACCACAATTGGGGTATCTATCAGAATACCAGCATTCCTGACACTTCCGATTTCCCCTACGGTATCTAAGTTTTTTCAAGGGGTGAGTTTACTCACCCCTTTTATTTTAATTTGAGTTAAAAGGAGAGTTCTATAATGAATGATAAAGTAATGGTTACAAGTATGGTCGGTGGCACTGTTAGCGCTTCTTCTCTGGAGCACAGAGTTTGGAATAAGAAGGGTCAGAAGTTACCTGTAAGTAAAGATGTTCTGCGCGAAGCTATTTACGAGCCTGGCGTAGAATATATGTTTAAGAATGGTATTCTATATATTGATGATATGGAGTTCAAGATTGAACTTGGCTTGGAAGCACCTGGTACTGAAACTCCCACTGAAGTTTTACCTGTTGATGACAAGTATTTAAATCGTGTCTTGAAGTTAATGCCAGTATCTGAAATGAAGGCCTCTATCGATAAAATGAGTATTGTTCAGAAGCAAGAATTAGTTGATTATGCTTCCAAGCAGAATGACATCTAGCTAGACCGTCTAGCTATTGTTTCTGAAAAATGTGGTGTTGATGTTTTAAAAACTATTGAATTGAACAGACAGAAGGAGGTATAATATGACTCCTTTTAGTAAGGTTTATGATGCTTTCTTGTCAAGAATCCTTGAGGATGAGTGGTAGCATTGGATGATGGAAGAAGCCAAACAAGATTGGTTTCAAATTATGACCAACGCTTTATCTTGGTTTAAATTTCCAAGAGTTTCTTTAGAATACGATGAAGAAGGTTTTGTAGACGATTTAAACAATGAAGAAATCCAAATTATAGCTGATTTTATGAAGTGTGAATGGTTGAATCGCTGTATCATGACCTGGGAAAATGTTAAGCCCTTATATGAAGAAAGAGACTTTTCTTAGGCTAATTTGCTTGATAAATTAAATAGTCTTTATAAGGCTCAAGAGGAGAAAGCGCGTTGGCGCGAAGCGACTTATTATCGCTCTAGAAAGGGTAAACCTTTCGATTTCTCTAAGTTGGCAGGTGGTAATTAATGGATAAGCAGATTAAAGAGGCTTATAACAACAAACTAAAAAGCAAACTATTCGGTTTGCTCTGTGAGAGAGAGAAGGGGCGCGATTGGGA